GCTGGCGCTGCTGCAGCCGGAACGGCTGCGCCAGGACCTCGTCGACGCTGCTGAAGACCGGCTCGTCGGTGTCGGCATAGCGCAGCGCCAGCATGAGCAGCGTCCACATGCCGTTTTCGCCATCCTCGGCAAAGGCGGTGCGGATCGCCTTGCCGGTGCGAATGTCGACTTCGATGGCCTTGACCGGACGCGCGTTCCAGACGAGATGCGGCGTCCGGTTTTCCCAGACCAGCTGCGGCTCGTTCATGCCGCCACCGCCGCCTGCGGCTGCTGGTCGAAGCGAGCCGGTGGCGGCTCACCCGCGAGGACGGGCAGCGAGCCGCCCGCTGCAGCGAAGGCCGACACCAGCCCGGAGATGTTGCCGCCGAGGTTGTTGGCGACCGCGGCGTTGATGCCGGTAGTGATGTCGTAGAGGTTGACGTTGCCGGCGAAGCACAGGCCCGAGCCGTCGCGGAAGATCACCTTGAAGGTAACGATCTGCCCGTTGCGGTAGTAGCTGCGCGCCGAGAACAGCGCCTTGTCGGTGATGTCGTAGAAGCCGTTGGCCTGCCAGGTGCCGACCGCGGGCAAGCCCGACACGATCTTGTGGGCGTTGTCGCAGAGCGTGGTGACGTCGATCGTCGCGCCCGCCGGATTGTTGATGTTGAAGGTCGAGCGGCAGAGCTCGACGAGCGGAGGCTTTTCGAGCATGGCCGCGCTGCCCAGCGTGTTGACCTCGTTGGTCGTGTCGCTGTCCTCCAGCGTGACAGCGCCCGCCGCCACGGTCTTGACGCTGAAAGGCCGGTCATCGAGCGACGGCCATCCGGTCGCGCGCGGCACAACGATGTCGCCAACGGAGCCGGTGTAGCCGGTGACGGTGAGCACGCACGGCTTGGCCTTGGTTGCGGCGCTGATCGCCTGCCCGGCGGGCACGCTGGTCGAGGCGTCTTGGATCATGACGACGGTGCCTTGAGACGAAATGCGAGCCATGTTGGCCTCCTACTTCTGCAAGCGGTTGACTTCGGTTTCGATGCCTTCGTTGAGCTTTTGCCGGAACATCTCGACGGCCGACGCCGCGGTGTCGGCCAGCGCCGGACGGACCCACGATCGCGAGGCGACCGCGCCGCGGCCGGCGCTCGCGGTCCAGCGGTTGACCTGCACGACCTGGCGCTCGGTGCGCGGCGTCGTGCTGCGGCGCATGAAGCGCGGCGTCATCTTGGCGTGCCGGGCGCGAGTGCCGAACTCGAGGTAGCGCCACCAGTAGGCGGTCATCGGCTTGCCGGCGTACATCGAAGCGCGAGCGCGATAGGTGCGGTTGAAGGCCTGCGCCATCGGCGTCGCGCCGCTCATCGCCACCGGGTATTCGCCGATGACGGCGTTCAGCGTCTCGCCCTTGAGCTCCATGCCGACGCGCACGCCGAGGCTGGCGCCGATCGCGCCGGTCAGCCGGTTGAACGTCGTGTAGGTGCGCGCCTTGACCTGGCCTTCGACGACATGGGCGGCGGCGCGCAGCGCGGCGCGTCCGACGTTGATTTTGACGAGCTTGGGCAACGCTCGCATGTTGTCGAGCGCCTGCCGCAGCCCCTTCACCTGAAAGGAGCCTTGGACGTCTTCGGCCACGGTCAATGCACCGAGGGCAGCGTCGCGTTGTCGAAGCCCTGCCACTCGCCGTAGAGCGGGCCGGTGGCATCGCGGCGGAACTGGTAGACGTACTGGACGGTGAGCGCGAGCCGCCACCATTCGCCATCGGCCTCGGGATCGAGGTCGTGGGGCCCGTCCACCTGCATCAGCCACAGGCCGTCGAGCGCCGCGCCGTGGAAGGCCTGGCGCACGGCCGCCACGGCGGCATCGAGCGCGGCCGGACCCTTGCCCGATCGCGTGAACAGGCCGACGAGGAATTGACCGCGTTCCTCGACCCATGGCCGCGAGCCCAGCGTCGCGTCGGTGGTCGTCTCGGGCAAGTAGACGGCCGAGCCCCATTCGTTGGGCAAGCTGTCGGTGTCGACCGGGGTGTTGACGCACTCGACATAGGGAACGGTCGTGACCTGCTGCTGCCAGATGGTCATGAAGATTTGCAGCGGGGTCATTGCTGGCCGCCGCGCAGCTGGAGCTTGAAGAACACCGGCGAGGTCATCGGCGCCGAGCGATGGCTTTCGACGGAGTAGGAGCGGCCGTTGACCTGCAGGCGATCGAAGCGTTGCGGCGTGGCGCGCCCGGGGAAGGCGGCGGCGAAGTCCGTGATGGCGATGACGCCGACCACGTCCTGCTGCATCGCTGCGGCGAACATATCCTCGGGCTTCTGGCCGCGCACGAACACGGTCAGTTGCGCCTGCGTGCCATCGCCCAGCGTGTAGGTGCAGGCCTCGCCTTGCAGCCCCAGGTGCGCGCGGTGCAGCGGCGCGGTGACGTCGACTAGGTTCGTCATGGCGGCGGGCCGATCAAGGTGGTGGTGGGATAGGCCATGCCGCCGGTCACGTTGCGGTAGTCGACGTAGGGATCGAGCACCGTCGAATAGATCCCGAGCAGCGGGTCGGCGACCTTGCCCGCCTTGCTCGCTTCGGCGGCGATGAAGTTGGGCGCAAGGTTGAGCTCGACCCCGCCGACATCGAGCGTGTTGATCCGGGTCGGCAGGAAGCCGCCGACGGCCATGCCGCTCTTGAGCGCCTGCCGCCATTGCCATTGCACCTGCATGATGCCGAGCAGGGCTTCGTAGATGTCGGCCGGGATCGGGTTGAAGCCCGCGACGTAGCGAATTTTGGCGCGCGACGAGAGCAGGTAGTTCGACAGGTCGGTCGCGGTGCCGGGGCCTTGCACGGCGATGAGCTTGCCGTTGGTGCTGTCGTAGAGGATTTTGCTCACATCGTAGTCGGCGCTGTTGAGCGTGGCCTGCACCAGCGACGTCACCGGGAAGTTGCGCAGGAACACCGTCGCATAGCCGAGCGGGCGGGCGACCATCGGCAGGTACAGTTGCGACGGCGGCAGGGTCGCGGGCTGACGCCACCACGGGTTCAGGTTGGTCGCGATCTGTCCCCAATCGTCCTCGTAGACCATCGGCGGCTGGAGCGGCCGGAAGCAGTAGGCCTCGAAGCGCGCCCAGATGCTGTCGATGCGGCGCTGGAGCCATTGGTCATCGGTGGTCCCGCTGATGCCGAGGTCGTCCTTGAGGTACGCGAGGTCGATCGGGCAGTTGCCCGCCTCGACCGGCGTCGACCTGGGCGAGGCCGCGGGCTCATCGGGCATCGGACTTCCCCAATCGCTCGTCCATGACGACGCGCACGACCTCGGCGAACACCGGACGGACGTCGCCAATCAGCTTGCCGTCGCAGTAGAGCTCGCCCAGCTTGGTCAGCGCGAAGTCGGGGCGACGCATCCTGATTTCCATATCGAGCAGCTGCTCGAGCATAGTCGAGCGCAGGCGCTCGAAGTGCTCGGCCACCACGTCGACGACGATCGCGGCGATTTCCTCGCGCGTGGCGCTCATGCGAAGGCCCTCCCATTGAGCCGTTGACGCAGCAGCAGCCGCACCGTCGCGGGGTCGATCGACGCGCCGGGTTCGTCGGGCACCGGCTCTGACGGCGCGGGCTCGCCGGGCTTCGGCGCCGGCGCGCCGGGCGCGCCAGGTGCGCCGGGTGCCGGCGCTGCGGGCTTCGCGCCGCTCTGGCTGAGCGGAATGTACTGGCCTTGAATGTGGGGCTCGTCGCCGCCCTTGACGGGCGCGAGACCTTCCGACGCGCGCACTTCGTTCGGCGTCAGCCACGCGGCGGCGAGGGCTTTCTGGTAGGCGTCGAAACGCACGTCGATTTCGGCGCGCAGGATGGCCGACAGATCGAACTGGACCGACCAGTCCGACGCGAAGTCGAAGGCCCGCGCGAAGCGGCTTTCGAGGGCCTGGATATGCCAGCCGAGGCAGCCCGACAGATAGGCGCGGGCCAGCTGCTCGCTGTTGCGGTAGGTCGTCTTCGACACGTCGCCCAGCATGAACGGCGGCACGCGGAACACGCGGCCGACGTCCTCGACCGACCAGCGAAGCTGCTCGATGAGCTGGGCGTCGGTCGCCGTCATGGTGAGCGGTTCCCACTTGAGGCCTTCGGTGAGGATCGCGGTCTTGCCGTAGCGTTGGCCCGAATAGTTGTTGTCCCAATCGGTCTGCAGCCGGTTGACGGTGGGATCGCTGACCTTGCCCGGTGCGGCGAGGTAGCCGCCGGGGCGCGAGGCATTGCGAAAGAACGAGTTGGAGTTGTTGAGGATCGACAGGCCGACGCCGGATGACGCGGCCGCGGCGTAGATCGGCGTCACGCCCACCAGCGGGAAGCCCGGCATCAGCGGCAGGCGGTGATGGATGATGTTGCGCTCGGGCACGATTTCGCCGCCCGGCATCTGCGCCAGCAGGTTGACGCCGCAGCGGTAGAAGATGTCGCCGTTCTCGTCGATGTAGGGCTGGGTCTTGCGCGGGTCGAGAACGTGCATCTCGTTAATCTCGCCGCGCCGGTTGCGCTTGCAGTAGGCGTAGGCGTTGCCCTGCAACAGGTACGACATGACGTAGAGTTGGATGAAGTCGACGCCGGTCTGATAGCTGTTCGGCTCGGCCAGCAGCTGCTCGTAATAGTCGCCGCGCTGGACATCTTGAGCGCCCGTCTTTTGGTCGCGGCGGAAGATCTGCATGGGCAGCTTCGCGATGTCCTGGCTGATGATCGACGCGCACGCATAGACGGCCGAGAACGACGTGAGCTCGCTCGGCATCTGCGAGCGGCCGTACATCTGCCACCAGCCGGGCGGACCCCAATCGCCGCCTGCACTCGGCCAATGCAGGTTGACGCCGCCGTTGCGCACGAAGCCGACGCGCCAGGCGGCGCGATCGACCAGCGCGACGAGCTGCTGGCGCAGGCCCATGACGGTCAGGCCTTCTGCTTGACGGGCTTGGGATCGTCGCGCGTGGCATCGCGCGCGAGCCGCATGGCCTTGAGCTCGTCGGCCTCGGCTTCGGTCACGCTGATGCGCTGGCCCTTCTGGACGTAGCTGCCATCGGTGCGCGTGAAGTTCGAGCCAGCCACGATGTCGACCATGTGTGCCATTTGGATCACTCCTACGGTTCGAGCGCGACGAGATCGTTGACGATGCCATCGAGCACCGGGCCATCGGCCTGCGCGCTGCTGAGAAAGGCGATGTTGCCGCCGCAGCCGGTCAGCTCGGTCAATTCGGTGGCGATCCGATCGAGCGTCGAGAGGTTGGCGGGCGAGTAGGCAGGGTTCAGCACCAGCAAGCGAGCATGGATCGCCTGCACGGTCGTCGAACCCGATTGGTCCATCGCCAGAAGGACCCAGGCGTTGCCCATGAAGGTGAGCACTTGGCCGAGTTGGACGGCGAGCGCATGGCCCGCATTGGTGAGAGGCGTAGCGGCCATAGGTCAACTCCGGGTGCGTTGGGAAAAAGTGGGACCGCCGAGCCGTAGCGGATGAACCCGGCGGCCCCGAACAACGCGCGAGATGGAAGGCTAAATCCGGCCCGCGCATTGCCCCCTCAAACTCAGGTCTGGAAGTTCGAGATGTAGCCGACGCAGCCGGTGTGGCGCTTGGTCCAATACTGGTAACGCTCCGCCTTGATGCCGAGCATGTTCTGCTGCCACAGGCTGATGAGCGGCGTCGGCGGCGTGGCCGGCGCGCTGTCCATCTGGATCGACGCTTCGGCCGACGTCTCGATATCGACCATGCCGTCGTCGGCATAGAAGATTTGCGAGGCGTCGAGCAGGATGAGCGAGGTCTTGCCGGCGTTGGCGCCGGTGCCGACCGGGATGCTGTTGCTGGTCAGGATCGGGTAGCCGAACCACGTCGCGCGATCGTTGATTTCAGGCCAAGCGATCAGCTCCACGGTGCTGCCGCGCGTGTTGCCGAGCGTGATCTTGGCCGCCGGCGTCATCAGCCAGTAGGGCCGCGTCATCGGAATGTTGAACGAGGCCAGCGCCTTCAAGAGCGCCGTGGCATCGGTGTTGATCTGCGTCACGGTGTTGCCGGTCGAGGCCACGACCAGCGGCGCGGCGAGGCCGTTGGTCACGGAGCCGGGCGACACGTTGGCGACGGCCGCGACGTTGGGGTCGGTGAACTGCTGATCGGCATAGCGCGCCATGCTCTCGATCAGGTCGTCGCGCACCAGCATTTCGGCGGACGGCGCGGAGAAGCGGGCGAGCTCGTCGGTGATGACCGTGATGCACGACATCTTGGCCCACGGGATCGTGATGGCGTCGAACCCCTGCGCGCCGGCGGGCTTCGACAGGCCCTGACCGACCCAGCCGACGGCGGCGGTGCTCGTCTGCCGCGGGATGCGGACATTGAACGGCACCGGGCGCAGCGCCATGCGCGACAGCAGGACCTCGGGGCGCAGCAGCTCGATGAACTCCGCGGCCAGGTTCTGCGCGTACACCAGCGGGCCGGCCCACGTGGGGTCGGTCGTGGTGCCCGCCGCGACGGCGGCGCGCAGCATCGCGACCGGCGTCGTGCCGGTGCGATACTGCATCTCGAGGACGGCCAGCACTTCGGGCGTCTGGTCCTTCCACTGGCGGGCGATTTCGATGGCCTGGCCCATGTTGCCCTTCGACCGGGCGATGGCGACGGCCCAACGAACGAAGCCTTGGCCCTTGAACGGCTTGAAGGGGATGATCTTCGCGCCGGGCGTCGGCGTCGGATGATCGTCCTCGCCGCCCGGGTTGGGCTGCGGCATCGGCCGCGCTCGCGACGCGGCCTGGCGCTCGGCTTCCTCGAGCCGGGCAAGCTGCGTGTCGATGTCGCGGACCTCGGTCTGGTCCCTGTCGAATTGAGCCTGCTCGTCGGCGGTAAACAGCCGGTTGTCGTTGGCGGCCTTGTCGGACGTGGCCTCCATCGCATCGAGCAGCGTGTTGCGCTTCTTCTGGAGCGCGGTGATGTGCTTGCGCATGGACATGACGGGTATCTCCTGTGGCGTTGGTCGGCTGGCGGCCCTCAGCGCCGCCCGAGCCGGGTCAGTTGGATGGTTCGATGTCGCCGTTCGGCGGCGATGCGTGCGGCCGCACCATCGTCGTTGAACAGGCGGGTGAGCTCGCCCGCGCCGAGCGCGAACGATTTGGCAAGCTGGAGCGCCGACGGATTGGCCGGCACCGGCACGACCGACAGCTCCAGCAATTCCTGGGCGACGAACTCGAAGCCCGTCCAGTCGCCGTTCTCGTCGAACCGCGGGTTGGGCGGCGCGAGCGGCGCGAAGCCGACCGAGACGGCATTGAGGATCTTCGCCCTGACCATCTGCCACACCGTGTCGGCGAAGGCCGACATGCCAGCGGGCGCGAACTCGGCCGTCGCGACGAGGCGCGTGCCTTCGACGGCGATGGGCTCGACGCGGCCGATCGGCAGGGCGCGCGACTGGTGGCCGAACAGCAGCACCGGATTTTTGCGGTAGGCGTCAAGCTGCCAGCCGTTCGCGCGGATCACGTCGCCGTAGCGGTCGACGGTTTCGTCGCTGGCGACGAAGCGCTGACGGCGCGGCGCACCATCGTCCATCATCGGACCGTCGCCCGGTCCCGGGCAGGGCATGTCGTCGCGCTGGAACAGCGCGAAGCGAGCCAGGCGCGCGCCGATGGCCGGCGCGGTGCGCGGTGCGGTCATTTGAAGCCTCCGGTTTCAGATGATGATGGCGGGCTCGGACGGGCCTTCGTTCAACATCAGGCGAGCCATCGCCATGATCGCGGCGACGGGGCCGTCGATCTTGTTCTCGTCGCGCTCCTTGCGCGGGTAGATGTTCTCTTTCGCGTCGATGTGGCAGACCACGTTCGACATCATCCATGTCATGATGGGATGGCCGTCGTGGTGAAAGCGGCGCTCCATGATGAGGGCCTGGAGCTCCTTCATCGGCGCCGACAGGTTGGCGACCGTCTGGCGGACCTCGATCATCGGCACGTCGCGCGCCAGCATGTTCTGCGCCAGCTGCATCGCCTGCCACGGATCGAAGGCGACCTCGACCGGCCCGAAGCGGCCGGCGTCGTCCAGTAGATCTGCTTCAATTAACGAGAAGTCGATGACCTCGCCCGGCGTCTCGATGAGCACGCCCATTTCGCGCCAGCCTTGATAGGCAGCGTTGCGGCCGTCCTCGATCGCGCGCTCGGGCAGGTAGAAGATCGGGAAGCAGTAGTAGTGGAGCCGGCCGTCGACGAGCCGGGTGAACAGGCGGACCTTGGCGGCAATGTCGATCTTGCTCGCGAGGTCGAGGCCGACGGTGCAGGCCTCGCCCTCGAAATCGGCGAGCGCGAGCTCGCGATCGACGCAGGCGTTCCACGCGCCCATGTCGAGCCAGGCGCTGTCGGCATTGACCCAGACGTTGAGATGCTTGGTCTTGAAGTTGGCCTGCGCAGAAGGCAGCTGCATCGCCTTCTGCGCCATGCGGGCGACGTGGCTCGGCTCTACCGAGACGCCCCAGTTGGGGTTTGCCTTCTGCCAGCAGGCTTCACTTTGCCAGTCGTCACCTTGGGCGTCTTGGTCGGCTGCGTTTTCGTCGCGGTCGATTGTGTAGATGATCCCGAACCACGTTTCGTCGTGAGCTGCCTGTTCAAGTATCTTGCAGACATAGGACCTGACCTCGTAGCAGATGCCGGACCGATCGACGCCGGCAGTTGTGATGATCGCCATGAGCGGTTGGTCGCGCTTGCCCATCGCGGTTTCGCACACATCGTAGACGGCACGCGACTTGTGGGCGTGCAGTTCGTCGATGGCGACGAAGTGGATGTTGAGACCTTCGAGGCTGTCTTCGTCGCTCGCCAGCGGCTTGAAGGTGGACGCGCTTCGCTCTTGGAAGATGGCATGCTTGCCGACGTCGATGCGAAGCGCGGCGCGCAGGTCGGGCAGGCGCTCGGCCATGCGTCGCGCGCTATCGAACACGATGCGGGCCTGGTCGCGCGTCACGGCGGCGCTGTAGACCTCGGCACCGGCCTCGTTGTCGGCCGCCAGCGCATAGAGGCACAACCCGGAGAGCAGCAGCGACTTGCCGTTGCCGCGCGGGACCTCGAGATAGAGCGTGCGGAAGCGACGGCGGCCCTTGAGCGACCCGGCCTTGTGCAGCCAGCCGTAGGCCGTCGTGATGAGGAAGCACTCCCACGGTTCGAGCGCGATCGAGTGGTGCTGGCGCGCCAGCGGCCCCTTGATGTGTGGTAGCCGCTCGATGAAGCGACACGGACGCTCGGCCGCCTTGGCGTCGAAGCGGAACGGGCAGGCGGGATCCCGCTGGCGCGCCAGGTCGCGCAGTTGGCGGTCGCAGGCGAGCCGGACCCACTTGCAGGCCGGGATGCGGCCGGCGACGACGGCGCGGGCGTATCGCTTGGCCTGGGTGACGTAGGCGCCGGGCTCGCGCGCCATCAGGCGAACTCGGCAAAGTCGTTGTCCTCGTTGCCCTCAGGAATGTGGATGCGGGTTCGGCTCGATGGGGTGAAGCCCATTTCGGCCGCGGCGCGCAGCATGATGAGGGCCTGGCGGTTCATGATCGACAGCGCCGGGTGCTGGTAGACCTCGCCGGTGCGGGCGCTTTGCACGACAGTCGCGGTGCGGGCGACCTTGGCAGCAGCATCGGCATGGACCCACGCCGCGGTCGCCCACACGGCCAGCGCGCGCTTGTCGAGACGCTTGAGCAGGCCGCGCGGGGCGTCGGCGATGGCTTCGTTCCAGAACGGCACGGCCTGCGGGATGAGGTCGGCCGGCGGCTCGAACAGGTCGCCGGATGGCTTCGGCTGGTTACGATCGAGCGGGATGCGGCCTCGCGTGCCATCGAGCACGCGCAGATGTGTCGGCCTGGGCTTGCGGCCTTTCATGGTAGGCATAAACGTAGCGTGGACGCCGGGATCGCGCCATCCCCAATCGTCGCGCACGGTCAAAACCCAATATACACAGTGTGTTTACAGGCGCGCGTAAAACTGCTACAATTCTCTACCGTCGATGAGTTCCATTCGCTCGCGACGGCTCGCTCTATACAAAGTTGAAAAGGACCTACCTCTATGACCCAGCGATATCGCCCGGGCGACCGGGTGCGTCATTCGCTCGACTTCATGCGAGCGTTCACTGAGGACCACGGCAAAGGGCCAGGTGACAACGAGTACGAGGAAATCCTCGATGCCGTCGGCACCGTGCTTTCGCCAACCATCGACCCGGAGTTTTACTTGGTCGCATGGGACTGGTTCGCGGGCCTCGACCCTGACGACCTTGAGCAGGGCGACGTCTACCAGTGGCACGTCTCCGCGATGGTGCCGGCGTAGTGACGAACAGAGACGAAGGGCCGGAGCCGCGAGCTCCGGCCTTTCGCGTTTGATGACCACAGGACAAAGGAAAACTGAAATGTCTACCTATCCAACGACGGCCGCGCTCTCCGAGGCGGTCAATCTTCTCAAGTCGCGGGCCAACGAGCTACCCCAGCAGGATCGCCCGTTCGCCTACTCGCTCATCGGCGCGTGGGAGGGCGGTCGAATGACCGTCAAACAGGCCAAGTGGGCGCACACGATGGCCGACCGGATCATCAATCCAGTCGAACCGACCAAGCCCATCGAGATCGGCGACGTGTCCGGCCTCGTGGCCCTGTTCGACAAGGCGAGCGCCAACGGGCTCAAGTGGCCCAAGCTGCGCATCGGCCTTGCCGAAGGGCCGATCTTTCGCCTGCATCTCGCGGGCGAGAAATCGAAGTATCTGGGGCAGCTCATGGTGACGACGAAGCCGCAGGACGGAGAGAACCTGTACTGCGGCCGCGTCGATCTGAGCGGGGTATTCCATCCCTCGCAGAAGATCACCACCACGATGCTCGGTCACGTCAAGCCGGCATTGGTCGCGATGGCGACCGACCCGGCCGCGGCTGGCAAAGCCTACGGCCAGCGCACCGGGCATTGCGCCTTCTGCTCGCTGCCGCTCGACGACAACCGCTCGATCGAAGCGGGCTATGGCCCGGTGTGCGCCGAGAATTTCGGCCTCGCCTGGGGCCACTCCAAGCGCCGCAAGGCGAAGGGGCGCAAGTGATTGTGACGACGCATGGCAAGAGGGGCGGGCGCGAGCTCGCCCCTCGACTATGCGCCATCGCGCAGAACGCGGACCCGCTGGGCCGCGGTGAACATGAAAGAGGACCTACGAATGACCACGACACCAACGACGACGGTCAACGGCCAGACGCCGATCGCCAAGGGCGGACCGCAGCAGCTTCCGGCACCCGCGACGCCGGTGCATCTGCGCAATCCCGCGCCGCCAGCGAACGACAAGCCCGCGACCGACAAGCCGCCTCAGCCGCCGAAGGCACCGGCCAAGCCGGAGCCCAAGGTGGTCGGCAAGATGGAGCAGATCGAAATTCCGGTCGGCCATCTGCTGGCGGCGCTCCAGTGTGCGAGCAAGGATGAAAGCCGCTACTACCTGCAAGGGGTCTTCATCCATCGCACGCTCGATGGCTTCGTCCGCCTCGCCGCGACCGACGGCGCACGCTGCTTGGTCGCGAACCTCTACCGCGAGCACAAGGACAAGCCCGGCCCGAAGTGGCTGAGCGAAGGCGTGATCGTCCCGGCCGACGGCCTGGCCGCCCGCGTCAAGCTGATCGACAAAGCGCAGAAGGATCTGAACATCGGCGTCAAGATCGCCTATGGCATCAACCAGCCGCGCATCGAGGTCAGCGACGACATGGGCATCAACATCTTTCGCCTGATGCCGGTGAACGGCATGTTCCCCAACTACGAGAACGTGACCACGAACCGCTGGAGCGGCGTCGACGTGGAGCGTGGCGACTGGAAGCCGACCGGCTTCAATCCCACGTTCCTCAAATCGGTGGCCGACGTCGCCAAGGCGCTCGACAGCGAGACGGTCGAGTGCTTCGACTACGCCGGAGCCGATGGCAAGAGCCAGCCCATCCTGTTCACGTTCGGCCCTAAGGTGCAGGGCGTCGCCCTGTTCCTGATGCCGATGCAGGTGCAGAGCAAGATGGGCGAGGCCAACCGGCTGCTGCTGGCGCCGTCGATCAAGCTGACGCTGGCGGCGCTCAAGGCGCACGAGACCCGGAACCGCGATGCGGCGAAGGAGCTCAAGGCCGGTCCCGAGAAGGAAGCTGCTCTCGCCAAGGCCGACGCGTTCGCCGCTCGCATCAAGGCGGTGATCGAAGGTCATGGGACCGGCCAGGTGCAGGCCGCGCTGCCTGCGCCCAAGCCGCCCAAGGCCGAGAAGCCGACCAAGGCGAAGGTCCGCGTCGCTGGGCACTTCCTCGTGAAGGGCGGCGACAAGGCCAAGCCGAAGAAGGTGGCGGCGAAGAAGGCCGCTGCGAAGAAGAAGGCCTGATGCTCTGAAAGGTCCGCCCGTTCCGGCACGCGAGTAGCCGAAACGGGCGGGTCTGAGTTTCGACTAGCCCCGGGGACCTACCCGCCGGGGGAGCCTACCAAATCCACGCGGCGTGTAGTACACATCGCGTTGACGGCTGCTCAATGTGTGTATGACCACGAACAATGTCAAGGGAGCCCGAACGTGGCCGTAATGAAGACCCACATCAGTTGGACCGACAGCACTTGGAACCCCACTACCGGGTGCACAAAGGTCTCGGCCGGCTGCCAGTTTTGCTATGCCGAGTACATCGTCGAGAAGCGATGGGGCGGCGACTTCGCCACCGTCGTCAGCCATGAGAACCGCATCGACGCGGTGCGCAAGTTCAAGCCGCTGGTCGACGAGCGCGGCGTGCCGACGCCGCGCCGCGTCTTCGTCAATTCGATGAGCGACCTGATGCACGAACAGATCGCCGAGGACTTCCGCCATCGCTGCTTCGACGCGATGGAGCTCAAGACCGACACGGTGTTCCAGGTGCTGACCAAGCGGCCGATGACGATGCGCCGCTACGTCCGCGAACGATACGGCGCAGGCGGCATGTTCAAGATGCCGGATCACATCTGGCTCGGGGCCTCGGTCGAGGACAACCGGGTGCGCGGCCGCATCGACACCATGCGCGGCATCAAGGACGACGTCGGCGCCGTGACGTTCCTGTCGGTCGAGCCGCTGATCGGCGTGCCCGACAAGCACGACTACACCGGGATCGACCAAGTATTGATCGGTGGCGAGAGCGGCGTCGGCGCGCGACCGATGGACGAGGCCTGGGCCAGGTGCGCCGTCGAGAAGGCGCGCTATGCCAAGTCGGCCGTGTGGTTCAAGCAGTTCGGCCAATGGAGGAACAACCCGCTCTATCGGGCCGCGAACGGGCCGACGCATCTCGACAAGGTGCGGCAGGCCATCGCGGCCGGCGAGCGCGAAGCCCGCATCGAGGAAAGCGCGACGGGCAAGCCGATGGTCACTGGCGAGAAGGGCGGCGCGACCCTCGACGGCGCGGTGCTGCACGAGATGCCGCCGGTGTTCGCCGAATTGACGACGAGGTTGCGTGGACTGTTGAGCTAGGGAGGTGCGTGATGACGACGATGCGCGGTTTGTACCATCCGATGATCGCTGACCATGTTCGCAGCAGCGCGGTCGAAGTGTCCGAAGCCTACGGCCCGCTGGTCGACCTGCTCGTGCGCCTGGGCGTGCGCGTCGTGTCGATCGAGGGGCGCTTCCTCGGTCCCACCGCCCTGCGCCGCGAACGATACGTCTGCGCTTCGCTGCCGCGCGGTGGCACGGTGACTTTCCTGTTGAGTTTGATCGAGCAGGCCTTGGGCAACCAAGGTTTGCGCGACGCCCTAACCGACGTCGGCCATCCCAAGGTGGCGGAAGTCGGCGACCGGTGCCTGATCTGGTGGCCCGAGCTTCGGGGCCAGGTGCGCACCATTCACTGACGTGAAGAAAAAACGAAAGGACCTACCGATGACGACCAAGAGAGAGTGCGGCGACTGCCAGTTGTGCTGTCGCCTGCTGCCGACTGAGGAAATCGGCAAACCCGCTGGACGGCGGTGCCAGCATCAGAAGCACGGCGTGGGCTGCGCGATCTACGCCGAGCGTCCGGCATCGTGCCAGCTATGGTCATGCCGCTGGCTGACCAACGACGATGGCGAGACGGCCGATCTGCCGCGGCCCGACCGGGCGCACTACGTCATCGACATGATGCCGGACTTCGTCACGGCAACCGGCGACGATGGCGAGCACAACATTCCGGTCGTCCAGGTCTGGGTCGACCGGGGCTATCCCAACGCCCATCGCTCGCCATCGTTCCGGGCGTGGCTCGACAGGCAAGAGATACCGGCGGTCATTCGCTACGACAGGCGCGAGGGCTTCGTGCTGTTCCCGCCGTCGATCACCGGCGGACGCGGCTGGATCGAACATCGCTCGTCGGTTGTCGGGCGCGAGCACTCGCTGGAGCAGAAGGCCGCCGTGCTGGGCGACCTCGGCATCGGCCTCGAGATCGAACACGACGGCAACGTCTACAAAGGCACCATCAGGATCGGCGGCAAGTCGATCACGGTGGCGGCCATGCAAGACGCCCGCGACCACGGCATCCTCGATGACGGGAGGAAGGCATGAGCTTCCGGGCCATCGTGATCGACCCTCGGATGCAGCGCATCATCGAAGCGCAGCTGCCCGAGCAGGAGGAAGACACCCTCGAAGCGTTGCAGGCCTTGGTCGGCGGCTACATCGAGTTGGCGTGGAGCTTCCCCAACGGCGACGCGCTGTTCGTCAACGACATGGCGCGTATCGACGGCGAGGATGCCTGCTTCGCCTTGCACAACACGAACGGCCCGCACATGGGCCAGGGCGTCATCGTCGGCGGCACGCCGAACGGCGAGACGTGCGGAGCCAGGTCATCGCTCGCCGACATCAAGGTGCTGGTGCTGTTCGGGAGGATGATCTGATGCCCAACGGTAACGTCGGCACGTTCAAGCGGGCAGTCGCCCTCGGCGAGGACAGCTTCGCCGAATGGTCGAAGCCCTACGCCAACCTCGGGATGCGGCCGCAGCAGTTGCGGTCGATCTACGACCAGCAGAGACGCGACGTGATGTACCTGAGCGAGTTCTATCAGGTCGCGATCAACAAGACGCCGCGCCATGCCTTCCCGGGCGTGGTGCTGTGGTGGCTGTCGATCAAGCTCCGCGACAAGGAGCCGATCATGGACTGGCGCGACCTGCAGGCGATCAAGTCGCAGCTGTGCGGCGACGAGGCCGAGGCCATCCAGTTGTTCCCGGCCGAAAGCCGCGTGGTCGACACGTCGAACCAGTACCACCTGTTCGTGTTCATGAAATCGGGCGGCAAGCGATTGCCGCAGGTGCCGATCCATGTGTTCGGGCCGACGCGCCAGGTGACGCCGGACAACGAACCGCACAAGCCGGGCTACGTCGAAGGCGCGAAGCAGCGGCCGCTGGTGGACGATCCGCTGCGCGACGCCGAGGAACGACGCGCCTTCGCCGACGAGGAAGGCGAGCGCATCGAGCGCGAAGGAGAGGAACGATGATGCAGGTCTTGAAGTGGCTAGTCGCCAGCGTCTGCGTTGCGGGGCTGGCCGACGCCGCGCGCGCGGACGACGACACGGCCATCGCCCGCGAGGCGCTGCAGGTCAGAGGCATCGTCTGCGAGGTTGCCGGCGCCCGCGCGGTTGACGAAGGCGGCGAGGGCCGGACCGAATTTGTCACGGTCAACGTGCTGTGTACGAACGGTCAGGTCTACGAGGTCGTCAAAGGCCGCGGCTGGACGCTGGTGCATCAATGGAACCGGCTCAAGCAGTCGTGGGACTACGACGATCCGATGGGACCGGGAGGCCGCCAATGAGCCGCCGCCGCAAGCCCAAGCCGCCGGAGCCCGTCGGCGTGGACGAGCTCAAGGACGCCATACTGCGGATGATCGTCGAGAAGTTCGACGGTCGGCCGCTGACCTGGGACGTCGCGACGAAGCTCGACTTGTGGGGCACCGTCGGCTGGGCGAGGCTTCGGCCGCTCGACGGCGGAGCCGCCGCCGCCATCATCGGTCTAGGCTGCGCGGTGTTGAGAAGACGTTTCTCCCGAGGGAGGAAGTCGCTGTTCGATCGGTAGGCCTTCGAGTACCAGCGCGAGGTAGATCACGCGGGCTGCGGACTTGCCGCGCGCACGCCATGCGCGGACGAGGTCGCAGCCCATGCGGCGAGCCAGGCCGCGCGTCGCCCGCGTGATGAGCTCGTCGTGCGACGAGCCGAGCCCGGTGGCACTCGCCCGCATCCCGCAGAGTAGCGCCAACGCCTTGGGCGCGCCGCCCATCTTGAGCTTGAGGCTGGAGCCGTCGGTCAGCACCAGCCCGATGCGCTCGCCCGGTCGCACGCTGCGGCGGCCGGCGATGATGACGACCTGTTCCCACGGCGAGCCATAGGCATCGAGGTCGAAGATGCCGAAGCGCGCCAGGTCGATCGCGCGCAGGACGCGCCGGTTGTCGGCTACGAAGGCGAGACGAGGATCCTCGGGAAACCAGCGCAGGTCGCAGCCGACGTAGCCAGGCGCCTTGTGCCACACGCGGCGGAACATTTCGCCCGATCCGGCGAAGGCGTCGAACACCGGCGCATCGACCTCGGCCAGCACCAGCTCGCGGAGCCGCGCCTTGTCGCCGGCGGTGCGCGGATGGTTGTCGACCGCGACGACGTTCGCGACCTTCTGGCCGAGCCTAGCCATTCTCGGCCAGCGTGCCTTGCTCGACGACGACGCCGGGCAGCTCGCCCATCAGGACCTTGATGCGCTGCAGGGCCTCGGCCTGCATCGTCAGCGGCCCGCGCACGCTGATCCAGAAGCGGTCGGCCACGGTGCTCACGTCGATTTCCTCGACGGCGATTTCGTCCTCGGCCGGGAGCAGCTTGTCGATTTCGGCGGGCGCGAAGCCCAGGGCCTCGAGGTCAGTGCCGTCGCCGCGCAGCTGGAGCAATTCGGCGCGCAGCGTCTCGACGTTCCACGAGGCGTTCAGGGCAATGCGATTGTCGGCCAGCATGAGCTCGCGCTTCTCGCGATCGTTCAGGCCCGCGATGGTGATGGTCGGCCCTTCGAGAAGGCCCAGCGTCTGCGCGGCCTGGATACGGCCGTGGCCGGCGATGATGAAGTCCTGCTCGTCGATGAGCGCGGGGTTCGTCCAGCCGAAGCGACGCATGAGCGCGGCGAGTTGCGCGATTTGCTCGGGTGAGTGGCGGCGGGCGTTGCGAGGATGAGGCTTCAACTCGGCAAGGCGACGCACGACCACGACCAGCAGCGGGACGGACGCGCGGGCTGCCTTGGCCATCGGTCCCCCTTCCAAAAGCGCAGGGTGCCTGATAAACGCAGGGTGTATGAACTGGCGCACGGTGCGTGCCAATCGCAGGGTGAAGGAAAATAAACAATCTGTGGATAACGCCCTTGAAACCGGCGGTTGCATCCCCATATCCACTCTACCAGCGGGCGATACCCGCACACAACGAAAGGACCTACCAAATGCTTACGACCTACAATCCGCTTCCCGCTTTTCAGGCCCACGCGACTATCCGTATCCAGTCTGAAAAGGCCACTGGTCAGCAGGCCGCCGCCTACAAGGCGTGGGCCACGATCAAGGCAAAAAAGGCGCTCCGCAGCGCCGCCGCCTACAAGGCGTGGGAAACCCGCATCGACCGTGAGGACACGGCGTTCTAACCAAAAGATACCAAGAGAGGCCGCCGTAACCCGGCGGCCTTTTCTTCGCCTGGCGCCTGCACATTCACGCTGCGTGCATCATCCCCGATCGGGCCAAGCGCGCGCACCGTGCGACTTCACAGCGTGTGTTCCCATATTTGACGCTACAGCGCCAAGTCCAGTCCCCCTACCACCCCACCACCCTAGCAGCTGACCCTATCCCTCGGCCTTCCCCACCAGCCCCAAACCCCTTCGCAGCGCCCATGCGACCCACCAGCCAGGCCTACCCTACACGCTGCGTGAAAATCCCGAATTGCCTAATGCTTTGCTCGCTCTAGCAGAAATAAACGCTCTGTGTATTTTTTCCCTTGTAACCCCGCCCACGCTTCCCCATATCTCTACTACCGCAGCGGGCAATTCCGCTTCGGTTTCAAACCTGAAAGGACCTACGTCAAATGAGTGATCTGTCAATGCTACTCGACAAGGCCGTCGCGGCCCTTCCGCCCAAGTCGGCGGTCCGCTCTGAAATCGAGCAGGCGCTGGAGCAGCGCAAGCTCTATCAGGCGAGGGCAGCGAAGGCGTGGGAAACGATGCGCGCCCGCAAGGCCGAGGCCGAGGCTCCGAAGCCCACGCCCACGACCGCACCGGCGACGCCCAAGGCCGGCGGCAAGCGCAAGCCCTCGACCACGGTTGTCGAGACCACGCCCAAGGGCAAGCGCAAGCCGAAGGTCTCGCCCAAGGCGATGGCCGTCGCCTAAAGTAAGACCACCACGAGAAGGCCCCGCGAGAGCGGGGCCTTTTTTTGCGCCGGTTCTCAGGGCCGAGGCCCCCCTGACCCAATTTGTCGCCGGTAAAAATCAGGCCCCCGGCGCGGTTCGGCGCGGTCGCTCGCCGTTACCGGACCCACCCCCACCCCCCGGCGGTCGCGGCCGGCGTCGCGCGCGCGGGTTCGGTCACTCGACCGAAGACTTCGGTCACTCGACCGAACGGCCGAAGCCTTGCTCGCGTGCGGTGCGGGCGGCGTGGTGCGAGCGGCAGAGCGGCCGGAGGTTCGACCAGTCGAGGCGAAGGTCGGGCCGATCGCGGATGGGCTTGATGTGGTCGACGTCGGTGGCGAGGCGACCGCAGCCGATGGCGCAGCAGAGCGGAAATGCTTTCAGGAACCGCACCCGCAGCCGCTGCCATTCAGCATCGTAGCCACGCTCGCGCGACGATGGTCGATGGCTGTCGATGACGGCGCGGCGCTCGCGCTCGGCGATGAGCCTGGGCTTGAGCCACGGCGGCCGATGCTGCGGTGGGCGCGATGGCATCTCTTTTTTTCGGAAGGGGGGACGGCCCAGCGTAAAGGCTGCTGCTGGCTGCACGCCGGGCCGTCGTCGAGGGAGGACCACGACGAGTGCCGTCATGGTAGCGAAATCAGTGCCGACTATCGCACGGCCGGTCACGCCGGAAGTTGTCCACATCCTGCAATTGCAGGCCGCAGCCAGCCGCGGAGCTCGCACCACAGATCGAGGCCGCGCCGGTAGATTTCGATGGCGGCGCCACGCGGTAGGCGACAGGCGCGCTCGACCTCGCTCAGCGTGCGCGGCTCGCTCAGCACCATGATGATCACGCGACGGTCGATGCCGCGCGCCTTGGCTTCGACGATCCATTCGCGCCAGGTCGCGTCGAGCTTGAGCATGATCGCGGTGTCGCGCTCGATGGCGGATGGTCGGCCGGCTGCGCCAAGATCGAGCCGTTGACCACGGATCTGCAGGCCGCCGGTGCGCAGCCGCCACGCCGAATGCATCTCAGCTTCGGCCTGGCGCTGCATGGTGTCGAGGTTGTTGTGGCGCCACGCTTCGGACTGACGAACGCGCGTGATGTTGCGACGGACGCGGCGCTTGGCCTCGGGATCGTCGACGGCGATTTCGACAGTGGGCGAATGGCGTTCCTGCACGAGCTCAGGGTCGCTCAGCCTCGATCGCTTGCGCCAGGTCTCGGTGATCCGCGTGCGGCGTCGATGCCATGCCAGGATCGCTCGAGCGACATCGGCTGCCTGCTCGGTCGTGAACACGTTGGCGTAGGTCGGCTTCGGTCCTGCAGCGAGAAGGGCGTCGCGCAGGTCGCGCGATTGCCGACGCTTGGCCTTGCCGAGCCTCATGGCAGCGTTGCGACGCTTAGGCATCGACAGTCCACAGGCGACGGAGCCACGCGCCCGCGCGGGCGCGGGTTGCAGCAAGAGATGCTGCAACAATGAAGATCAAGAGGTTGTGGTGGTTGAGGCCGTGGGTCATGGGGATCGACTTCGGCGCGCCGCAAATCTGCGATTGAATTTCAAAGGGTTGAACACGGTTCATCGACCTCCACGGTATGTGTAAGGCTATGTCGAATTGCGGGGATCGAATTGGCCGGCGGGCCTTCGGTGGGCGGATTGTCCCCAAACGGTGGATTGCGTGTGAGTTACGGGGATATCACGTCGCGCCGACATGGCGAAAGGCCGCCAGCGCGACGCCGCAGGCGTCGGCCTGGTGCTCGTCGCCGATGGGAAAACCCAGCCGGACGGCAGCGGCCTTGCGCTGGTCGGGCTTGGCGAAGCGCGTCCCGCAGAGCGCCGCGCGGCCTGTGGTGACGGCGACCTCGATCGAGCGCACGTGATAGCGCGCGGCGACCAGCTCGGCGATCGTCGCGTAGCCGGTCAGCTGGCGGATGGTGTCGCGGTTGGTTTCGACCTTCCAGCTTTTGCCGTCGATCGGCGTCAGCGGGGCCTCGAAGGCGAGCAGCTGCGGCCCCATCGCCCGCACCATGCAGTCAAGCCACTGGTCGAGGTCGTGGAACTTCGGGCCATAGTTGTCGGCCCAGCGGGTCACCGGCAGACGGTACGTGCCGCACTTGGGCTTGGCCGTCGGCCGGGCGAAGTAGGCCCAGCCGACATGGCTCGCCAGATCGAGCGCGAGGCAGTTCACTCGTTGCGGGCGAGCGCCTGCTGGCCCTTGTCCCAATTGGCGCGCCAAGTGACGTAGAGCGGCGTGCCCGGGGCGTGCGGGTTGTCGTCGACGGGATCGCCACGGCGGCCGGCGAGCTCGCCCGCCATCGCCGCGCGCGTGTCGGCGGCGCGCTCGCCATCGACCTCGGGGAACAGCTTGAGTTGTTCGACCAGCGGCGAGCCCATGAGCCTGAGCACGCGCGCCTCGGCGTCGTAGTCCATCGCGACTTCGAGATGGTCGCCACGGTTCTTTTTGCGCGCCGACTTGATCGCACGAATGTTGCAGCCGTCCTCTTTGGCGGCGGCATAGATGGCGTTCAACTCGCCGCGCTTCTGCGAGGCGTTGTCCTTGGCGCGCTGGTAGATCGCGTCGGCCGTCTCGATGCGGCCGAGCCAGCGGCTGTAGATCTGGTCGCTGATGCCATCGCGGCTGCTGTTGTGGCCTGGGCCGGCGCCATTGCCCTTGCGCGCCTTGCGCGTTGCACGCTCTGCCATGATCGACCTCCTTTTTCAGCCGGTGAGCCAGCCGAGCGGCGGCGCGCAACGCTTTTTCTTCGCTAGCTTGTAGACCTTACCGCGTTCGCCCGGCGCTACGCCTCGCCGCTTCCAGTTGTTCAAGGCCTGCGGCGTCACATCGAGCGCCTTGGCGAGGTCGATGTCGCGGTCGTAAAACTCGCCGAGCCGGTCCAGCAGAACAGCGTCGGGATGGCGGCCGTTAGTACGCTTTAGGACCTTGGTCATGGCCGCGGACCCTACACGCTAAGTGTAGAGTGTCAACGGTACGTTTATGCAATCTGTGGATGACATGAAGATGACAAGGCGGGAAAGCCGTTGCGGACTATAAACGCAGAGTTTATTTAAGAGGGGTGGGCTACCACATTTTTGGGGACAGTTCTCGGGGAAAGTGAAATGGCAAAGGTCAGGCGAGATATGCGGAAACTGGCAGAGGTCGGCGCGCGGCTGGTGTGGACGCGCGAAGCCCTCGACTATGGTCAGGCTGAGATCGCGACGTTGCTCGACATCAGTCCGCAGCGGCTCAACAACTACGAAGCGGGCCTACGGCCGCTCGACGTGGACGTGGCCGAGCGGTTCGTGGAGCGGTGGAAGAAGGCCAAGGGCCTCGACCTCGATTGGCTCTACCTGGGTGACGACAGTTCGCTCTCAAAGGGCTTCGCGGAGGCGATCGACGAACGTCGGCGCGAGCACGAGGCGCGGCAAAGGCGGCGCCTAGCGAGCTAGTCCGAAAGAGCTACCCCGGATTTTCCACAGACCACGTCTAAACTTACCGTGTACGAAGGGTTGCTAGTCGATCCACGGTAAGTTTATGGTGCCCTCTGTCCTTTTTTCGAGGGGGGACACCATGCACGACCCGGTCGCACGTCGCGACACGACGAATTGGGATGCGCTCGTCGCGCGCATCGGCCAGCCAACGAACGACGACCGCCACTGGCCCAAGGCCGCAGCCCTGTGGTGGGCAGCGGGCTTCATCGCTGGCATCGCCTTCGCCTGGGCGCTCATCGGATGACGCTCGGCCTGCTCATCTGTCCCTGCGGCTCGCGCCGCCCGCCGGAAGTCTGGCGGCCGAAAGGCCGGCGCTCGCACCAGTTCAGCCTGCGCTGTCCAACCTGCGGCTTCCTCGGCGGATCGAGCTTCCGCGACGAGACGGTGCGCGAGCGCTGGAACGAAGCCGTCCAGAAGGCGCTGCAGGACGAGCCGCCGCCGGCGGGCTGGCCCGGCGGATACCAAGGTCGCTGGCGATGATGAACCTGTGGCCGCCATCCATCGGCATGTACGCCATGCGGCTGGTCAAGGGCGGGCCGCTGGTCGCCGTGCGCATCTGGTACGGGCACGCCATCATCGACGGCGAGGAACAGGACCGCGGCTACGACTTCCGCTGCGAGATCGACGGCCGCACGGACCGCATCATCGACGGCATCCGCGCGCCGCTCGACATCTCCGAGGCCTGGCCGTTCTGCGCGCGCCGTCCCATCGACCTGCGCGAATACGTGTTCCTATTGCGCCGCCGCGATTGGGCGCTCGAGCACGACCCGAGCCATCCGGTCGCCAACCCACGCCAGCCGATCGACGTCCGAAATCTCAAGCCTGCGTTCTAGTGGAGGGCTTCATGGGCTTCCGTTCCGTCGCGACGTTCGCCTGCGATCTGTGCCACACCGGAAGCGAGCCGATCGAAGTGCTGGCCGACGTGATGCAGGCCATCGCGCCGAACGGCTGGCTGCGCGTGCAGATGGACGGGGCGCAAGGCGAGTTGCGCGTCATGGAGGTCAAGTACGTCTGCAACGTCTGCACGCCGGCGCTGCGCAGGTTGTTCGAGAGGGCGAGGGCTGACGCATGAACGCCGCCGGTCCCGGCCACAATCTCGGTCCGATGGAGCGCGCCGACGATTTGATCCTCAACGCCGACAAGTGGATCAAGGAACGGCCCGAAATCACCGACGACGAGCAGGCCGGCGCCTGCCAGCTGGCGATCGACCAGCTGCTCGCGGTCAAGGCCGACCTTGAGCAGGCGCGCGACACCGAGCGGAAGCCACACGACGACGCCATCGCGGCGATCACGGTCAGGTTTCGCGACAAGCTGATGATGGTCGGCATCGCCGTGGTGAGGCTGCGCGAGATTGCCGGGGCCTGGCTGTCGAAGAAGCGCGAGCGCATCGCGGCCGAGGCCGTGGAGCGCCAGCGGCTGGCCGACGAGGCCAAGCGCAAGGCCAACGAGGCGATCACGACGGCGGTCACGACACCGAGCGTCGGAGCGGACTTCGAGGCGCAGCGCGCGACCGAGGCCGCGCAGACCGCCGAGGTCGCGGCGCTCAAGCCCGCCGCTCGAGCGCAGGTGCGCGGCGAGTACAGCAGCAAGGCGATGAGCCTGCACGCATACTGGCACGCCGAAGTGATCGAGGGTCGCGAGAGCGAGGCGTTGCGCAGCTACGCCAAGAACCCGGCGGTGCGCGCGGTGGCGTTGAAGAAGGCGAAGCAGCTCGCCGGTGAGCTCGCGCGCCGCGAGAAGCGCGAGGATGCCGCGCCGCCTGGGTTCCGGTTTTTCAAGACGGAGAAGGCCCTGTGAAAACCGCCGCGAGGATCTTGTGGGACGAGTTCGAGGAGACCGTGCTCGACCAGCTGTCGCCGTTCGAGCGCCATCTGGCGGCGCTGGCGTTTTGGCGCGGGATCGTCGGAGCGTGCAACGTGGCGCGCGTCGCAGACGCCGACAGCGTTGAAACCCTGCGGCAGACGATGACGACGCTGCGAGACGACGCCGCCAAGCTGGGCGACCTCACCATCGCCTGCATCCAGCTGAGGGATCGCGTGCCATGACGATCGGGCCGACGCGTAGACCGGAGACAGCAGCGAAAGGGAAGGACGTAATCCATGTCGATAGGACCAACGCGCACGGCGCTCTCGGCCAAGGCGGGCTTCGACTGGCAGCGCGTGAAGTGGGCCGGCCCCGACGAGCCCGAGCCGGTGGCCTGCTGCTACTGCGGCACGCCGATCGCCGACGGAGCCGTGCCGTTGCGCATGTGGAGCGAGAGCGGGCACGCCGTAGTGTTCTGCGATCCGTGCGCCGAGCGTTGGTTTGGTCTCAAGACCTTCGACGACGAGGCAGGCCCATGATCTGCAAGGTCCAGCGCGACCTCGACACCGGCCGCCGCGTGCTGATCTACAGCCGCGACCGCCGCAAGGTGTTCTTCGAGGGCTTGATACATCAGGACCTGATCGACCTGATGGGCGATGCCACCAAGATTTTTGTCGAGGGCCATGTCGACGAGATGCGGCACTTCGTAATCACCGGCCGCGCGCCGTGGCAGGAATGGTGAAAGGAGACTGACGATGGCAAAGCCCGTTGATCTGCGCGAGCCTCGCCGCCTCGAAGATGCCTTCGCGACCCCAGCCGGCGGTCCGCTGGTGCCGCACATGAGGCCTGACGACGTGATCGTCGCTGAGCGCACGCTGTTCGGCGAGGTCGTCACCGCGCAGAAGGTCCAGCAGCCGCGCGACGAGGCGAAGATCCTGCAGCGCATCAAGACGATGGCCGCGGCCGCAGGCGAGGCTTGGTACTACCGATTTCCGGTGAAGAAGAAGGGCGGTGGCGTCGATTACATCGAAGGGCCGTCGATCGATTGCACCGACGCGGTCGCGCGCTACTACGGGAATTGCCGCGTTGATACCGCCGTGGTCGACCAAGGCCCGACATGGATGATCTACAGCCGGTTCATCGACCTCGAAACCGGCTACACGCTGGTCCGGCCATTCCAGCAGGACAAGGCCGGCGCGACGCTCGGCGGCGATGACCTGGCGCGCAAGCTCGCGATCGCGCTCGCCATCGGCACGAGCAAGAGCCAGCGCAACGTCGTGGACCATGCGCTGCGCGACTTCACGACCTTCGCCTTCGAGGAAGCGCAGAAGAACATCGTCGAGCGCATCGGCAAGAGGATGGAGGAATACCGCCAGCGCGCGGTCGAGCGGTTGAATGCTCTCGGTCAAGACATGGTCGCCCGCTGCGAGCTCGCCTACGGCCGCAAGGTGGGCGAATGGCTGGCGCCGGACCTTGCGCGGATCATCGCCGAGTTGCGCGCCATCGCCGACGGCATGGCGTCGCCCGACGAAGCGTGGCCCCGCCCTGCGCCGCCCGAGCCGAGGCGGTCAGACGTGACCGACGTTCCCGACGCCCCCGAGGTCCCGCCCGCCGGTGAAGTCTCTCCGCCGCCGGCGGCGGCGGCGGCGGCTCCTGCGTCCCCAGCGCAACCAGTCGAGGAAGCCCACCCGACTGGTACGGAGCCGCCGCCGAAGGATTGGAGCATCGGCGACGACGCGGTCGGCCAGGACGCGGTGCTGCAGCGGCTCCATGCCATGCTGGCGCGAACGGAGACGCTGCACGACGTCGACGACCTCGAGGCCGACAACGCCGCCCGCATCGCCAAGATCACCGGCAACAAGCGGGCGGCATGGAACATGGCGGTGCGCGACCGGCGCACGATGCTGGGGGCCAAATGACGGACATGACGATCGCGGGCCTGTGGCAATCCTACCGCCGCGGCGTGATGGGCGACCTCATCGAGGACGATGCCATGATGTTGTCCACCGAGCTTGGCTTCTGGTCTGGCGCGACCGCGATGCTGCGGCTCTACCACGAGCTATTGCGCCAGGTGCGCTCCGGCGCCCTGTCGCTTGATGATGCGGCTCGGCAGTACCGCGCGTGGATGGATGAAATCGATGCCCACAGCACCGAGGCGATGCGCCGTGCCGGTTGTAGACCGACCGGCCGCTCACGCGTTTGAGATAAACACGCGGTGTAGAAATGGCTAAGATGAAGGAGCACAAATACTTGGTCATTCGCTGGTTAGGCGAGCGATCGCGTCCTGAGCGTTTCGGCGTGGTCGAGATGGACGAGCGAGGCCCCATCCTGCGGAGCGGGCCCCTGACAGCCACGGCGGCGCAGTTGGAGGCCGATCGCCTGACGCGCGAGGCACCACCAATGGAGACCCGCCGTGGCAAGTGAACAGGACGACGAGGCCGTCCGCCGGGAACCGTTCGACCGGACCGATGGTGAGATCAAGACCTTCCTGCAAGACTTCGTGTTGAAAGAAGTCGACCCCGCTGTGCGGCGGTTCTTCGGACTGCCGGTCTATGCCGCGCTGCTGGTGTTCCCGTTCGAGGATCCCCGCATCACGGCCTGGGCGAGCAATGCTGACCCGGTCGAGCGCGACAAGCTCGCGCGTGCGATGCTCGAGCTCCTGATCGGCTGGGGGTACATCAGCGGATGACACACGAGCGCGAGTTTGAATGCATCGACTGTGGCGTGACCGTCGTGGCCTTCGGCCCACCGACGGCGAATGACGACTCGGTGTGCGCGACCTGCGCATGGCTCCGCGGCATCGACGATCCGGTCGAACGCGAGAAGCTGCGGGAATTTCTGGAACGGCGATGAGGGCAGTCTTGCAGGTCCATCGACCCGGTGAGAACGACAGTGTTCACGTCATCGACTTCGACGGCGACCTCGATGGGCTGCTGCGGCCGCTGTTCGGTGGTCGCGACTTCGAGCATCTCTACGTGGAGAAGGGCGGCCAGGTGGTCGATCTGTTCGTGGAGAAAGACGACAAGGACTGCACCGGCACGATGGTCCTGCTCGAAAGCATCAGCTGGGTCGAGCCGCGCGACTTGCCCATGCCGCCACCGGACGATGACGAGGACGAGGGTCACTATGGCTGAGCGTTTCGAGGACAGGCTGCCGCCCGGCACGGTCGCGGTGTGGACCTGCGGCCATGAGGCCGGCGCCGTATGCGCCGAGTGCTATCGCGACCTCGCCCGCAAGGCGCACGAGTTGCAGGAGGAAGTCGACCGGCTGCGCTGTGACAACCGCCGCCTTCTCGAAGCGGAGCTTCGGAGACTGCCGACCAAGCCGAGTTGGGAATAAACAGCCGTTTTATCCACTGTTGGTAAACATGGTGTTTACTGTTACCATACTACACCCAATGTTTATCCGGTCAGGCGCACGGTCTGGCCGGGGAAGGCGGCCATGAGAAGCCGCCGCGAGACTTCCGAGCCGAGGCGGGGACTGAGCCGCGCCGAGGCCGCCCGGTTCGTGGGCTTCTCGCCCACGGTGTTCGACCGTCTGGTCAGCGATGGGCAGTTGCCCAAGCCGGTGAGCCTACATGGCGAGGAGGTATTCGATCTAATCCAGCTCGACCTTGCGTTCGACCGGATAAGCGGCGGGGCAAGTGAAACCAACGAGTGGAACAGACGAAGATGAAAACGACCTACCCAAGCGACCCACGCTGGCCGCGCCTGCGATGGGACAGAGACCGGCACGGCACCTTGCGGTGCTACTACCGCAACGCCGACAGGCCGGGATCGAAGCAGACGCGGTTGCGCGCGCCGTTCGGCAGCGAGGCCTTTGACGCCGAGTACATGGCGGCCGAGGCCCAGGTGCTGGCCGGCGCGCAGCCGGAGAAGCGCACCCCGAAGGTGCAGCCGCGAGCCAACAAGCCCGACGCGGTGCGCATCAAGGATGGCGACTTCACGTCGCTGAATTACCTGCTGTCCCGCTACTACCAGAGCACCGAGTTCACGACGCGGCTCGGCGCCACGACGCAAAAGGAACGGCGCAGGGCGCTCGACAAGATGTGCACCCGCGTCGTCGATGGCTGGCCGCTCGGTGAGCGGCGCTACGGCAAGCTGGAAAAGGGCCACGTCATGGACTTGCGCGACGACCTTGCCGCGACGCCGACGATGGCGAATGCACTGGTGAAGGCGCTCCGCGGTGCGTTCAAATACGCACTCGACCGCAAGATGGCTGGGCTCGCCGCCAACCCCTGCGATGGCGTCAAGCGCCTGGCGGTGACGACGGGCTATGGCCCTGACGGCTTCTATACGTGGACCGTCGACGACGTTGAGCAATTCGAGGAACGGCATCCCGAGGGCACGCGCGCCAACGATGCCCTGCGGATATTGCTCTACACCGGCGGGCGCGGCTCCGATGCCATCCGGCTCAACGACGATATGTGCTTCGACGGCATCGACGATGGCGGCAAGCGTTGCCGGTTCCTGTCCTTCGAGCCGAAGAAGAACCACGAGCGCAAGAAGCGCGAGAACAAAGACCCGGTGCGCGTCACCATCCCGATCCTGCCCGACCTCCAGCGCGTTCTCGATCGACGGCCAGCAGGCCAGAAGCATTGGTTCCTGACCCACTATGGCAAGCCCTACGGCTTTCGCGAGAGCTTCACCGCGATCATGCGGACGTGGTGCGATGCTGCGGGCTTGCCTCAATGCTCGGCCCACGGCTTGCGCAAGGCCGGCGCGTCCTTCGCAGCGGCGAACGGCGCAACGACCGCACAACTCATGGCGATCTACGGCTGGGAAACCGAACAACAGCCCGGGCTCTACATCAAGAAGTTTGCGCGCCAGCGCGCGGCCACCCTGTCGATGCACCTTGTCGCCAAGCCGCCGCGCGCGCTGCGGCGCAAGTCAGGAACTGGTCGCGCCGCCTAAATCCCACCAGTCCCACCCTCTGTGGGCCACCAGTCCCACCAACAAAAAACACGGCGTTTACAGCGCCCTAGAGATTTCTTTCATTCCATCATGGAGTGCAATTTTCTAGGGCTTTCAACCACTTACCCGGTGGGATTTCCAGTCCCACCGGGGCCGCCCTTTCCGCCGGCCGCCCTTCACACATGTAAACAAACTGTGTAGGATTGGTCCGGGGTTGGGTTCGACACGCGGAGGTACACCCCATTGAAGACCATCGACGGCCGACCAGTGCACAACGCGGCGATGCCGGTACGATTGAACGTCACAGCAGCAGACATAAAGGATGGCGCACCGCTGAACCCCTATGCCTGCGCCATCGCTCTAGCGGCGGTGCGCCAGGTGAAAGGCGCGACCGCAGCCAAGGTCCACCTGAGTTGCTGCTACATCATGGTGAACGGCGAGTGGCGGCGCTACCGGATGCAGGAGCACACCACACGCGAGGTTGTCGCCTACGACCGCGGCGGCAAGTTCATTCCCGGCGAGTACGATCTGATGCCAGTGTCGGCGGCCGAGCTGGTGCGGCGCGTCGACAGGATCCGCGGCGGCAAGCCAAAGGCGGCGACGAAGTCGCGGCGGATGCCGAGGCGGCACTACACCGAAGGTGTACGCGACCCGGCCTACAAGAGCGAGCCGAAATGAAACCCAAGAAGATCGTCGCGAAGGATCAGCGCATCGGCAAACGGCTCACGCTGACCGAGCCGCGCATCAGCGAGTTGTTCATAGGCGGCACGGTCGGGCTGCTCGAGATGGCCTTCAAGATGAAGATGCCGAGCAGCGTGACGAGCGCGCTGTTCGGCGTCTTGAAGGCCGGCGTCAACCAAGCGCCGCTCGAAGCGCTGCTGACGGTCTACGACAAACTCGGCGGCAAGATCGACGCGCGGCTCGACGCGGACTTGCGCGCCATGTCGAAGCGGAAGGTGCCGAAGGGCGACTACTCCGACCTGACGCCGCTTGCCGCGCTTCATGCTGGAGCGGCCGGAGTTGAGTTCAACGGTCGGGGAAAAAAACGAAGGAGGCGGAGGACGAAATGACGGACAGGCTGCCGAAGGTTGCGCCGAGCGCGCAGCTGACACGACTGGAAGATGCGCTGCGGGACCTCAACCAGCAGGTCAAGGCGGCGCGATCTAGGGAGGCAGAGCGCCGCGCGCTGGTCGGCTTCCTGCAACGCCACAAGCTGCTCACGCGCAAGGACGTGATCGAGGCGTCGAAGACCATCGCGCCGAGGCGTGGCCTTGAGCCGGTGGAGAGCGACACGAAGCGCGGCCCGGTCGGGAAGGCGATCTACAGCGCACGCAAGGCCAAGGGCCTGAGCGCCGAGGCCTTGGGCAAGAAGATCGGCCGGCACCAGGCGACCATCCGCTTTTGGGAGAAAGGCAAGGGCCAGGTCCCGTCGACGCTGCGGCCGAAGCTCGCCAAGGTGCTCGGCCTGCCAGTCGGCGCGCTGGTCAACGGTCACGCCGCTCACGCGCCGGGCTGACCGCTCAGGAAGCCCATATTTGACCGTGGGGCGAAGGGCAGCGGGTCCGCCCTCGGGCTCCACGGAGTGTGGAAAATCGTCTGGCGGACCAGCCTGTGGCAAGCTGCTGGCCGTTTCACGTGAAACATACCGTGGAGTTGAGCGATGGGCCGCCCTATCCGGGTCCGGGCCTTCTACTGGACGAAGGGCCAAGCCGACCTGCTAAAGGCGCTGACGGCCGCCAGCCGCACGCCGAAGCGGTGCAGCGAGGACGAGCTCGCCGCCCTGATAGACCTCGGCTACGTGCGCATCGTCGACGGCTGGGCGGTCGTGACGACGACGGGCCGCCAGCGGGCGAGGGAGCTGCGCTGGTGGCAAGGAAAAAGCCCCGCCCGGTGAGGGGCGGGGCGAATGTACGCATTGTACCATGATGTACGTTCAGCGGTGATGGCGCGGCGCTCGATGAGGCGGCGGCGCCTGCCGCTCGTCGGGATCGGGCTCGCGAGGCTGCGCGGCGCGGCCTGGGCCGGGGAAGGTGATCGAGCCATCGGCGAGGCCGGTGCAGATGCCGATGTTGCCCATGTTCGACATGACCCAGTGCTCAAAGCCGGGCGTATAGGCCGTGGCATAGTCGAGCATCAGGTGCGGGTTGCCCATACGCGAATGCATGTCGGCAACAGGGTCGTCGGTGGAGGTCTTCGCGCGCTTGGTCTCGGTCATGGTTGTCCTCCTGGGGATTTCAACGAACACTCGATTGAGCGACGGATGTAGGTCAACACCGAGACCCTGTCGGCGATCGGCAAGCCGATCTCGAAGGTCTTTTCGGTGCAGACGAGGGTCTGGCCTTCGGAGATGAACGATCGGACCGTCACCGTCGCGAGCGGGGGCAGGATCGCTTCATCGGCGCAGCTGGCGAGCGTCAGAACGGCAGCGATGATGACGACGGCGCGCGCCGCTTGCGGGAAGGTACACATCTTGTTTACCATCTCCTACGGTTGCGCTCCCCTGTCCGCATCAATAGACAGGAGCGACATGGCATCCTCGCGTATAAACGGCGGGTTTACGGTCCACCGCATGTTTACGGTCACTTTTCGGCACCCCAAGGTCCCGACGCCCGTCGTGCGCAAGTGCGACAGCATCGTCGAAGCGGCGCACGAGGCGGCGCGGCTCATCAATCTCGCCTGCGAGGACGCGGGCATCCCGGCGACCGCGACGGCCGACAACTACATGCTCGTGCTGGCGCGCCTGCAGAGCGTCATTGACGGGATCAGCCTAGCGATGAGCAGCGACCTTCATCAGTAGGCGGCGAACACCCGCGCGAAGTTGCCAGCAAGGAAGTTGATCGCGCCAGTGGTCGACGTGAAGCGGAAGCCGGTCGTGCCAGCGTTGTTCATATCGTTGGCGACGAGAATGGCAACCCGGGTCCCGGCGGCCTGGATGGCGTAGCCTTCCATCGTCCCATACCAGAGGTTGGTTCCCATGTTCACAAGACGCGTGCGCCCACTGAAACCCTGTGCCGTGCCCATCGTCCACCCCGTCAGGCCGCCGGAGCCGGACGCTTGCGCTGTCGATCCGGCGCCGAGGACCCATTGCGATGCATAGACCGTGCTGGTGACCGGCGTCGACCCGGCCAGCCCCTGCATCAATGCGGAAAAGTCGGCGGCCACTGAGTTCGCGAAGTGATACTCGATGTCGATGCGCTTGGCGTTGGGCGGCACGTTGACCCTGATTTCGGTCGCGGACGAGGCGAGCACGCTTTCGCTGTAGAGCTGCAGCACGTTGGTCGGCGCAATGCCCGACACCGGCCTGATGACGCCGGTCGTGGTGTCGTAGGTCCAGATCGGCTTGTCGCCGACGGTCGCGCCGAAATAGACGTTGACGACCCAGTTCGTCGCGCCGCCGCTGTCGTTGATCCACATTTGGCCGACCACGGCGTAGGACGGCCGCGTCGCGCCGCGATGCATCGAATAGATCGCATCGCGCCACTGGTTGAGGTCGCTCGCCAGCTGCACGCCGTTGACGACGTAGGGATCGATGGTGCCGAAGTCGAATTGGCTCATGCGTGGCTCCCGTAGCCGGTCACGACGTAGTCGATGTAGCCGCCACCAGTGGCCGCGCCGCTGCTGTTGAGATGCTGCGCGGTGAAGTAGTCGCGCGTGACGCCGGTCACGACGATGTTCCCGCCGGGCGACAGGCCTTGGCGCGCGGTGAGCTGGACGTTTGGCACGACATAGAACGGCGGCACGAAGTTGACGGTCAGCGCGCCGGTCGTGGCATTGAGCGCGACGTTGTCGCCGATTTGCGTGCGGTTGGGGATGCTGATGGTGATGTCGGCCTTCTGCACCGTGATCGTGGTCGCGAAGTCGTAGATCGAGCCGATGATGCGCCACTTGAAGGAGCGGCCGGTGATGGTGGTCTGCTTGACCGGGAACCACGGTGCCCAGGTCGAGCCGTCCTGACTGACCGCGACCTCGATGTGCGCGTCCCATTGCGACGACGAATTGATGGCGAGCGGACTAGCCCATGCGAGCGGCACCCATGCCGCCATCCCCGCGCTGACGCCCTTCGCCAATGGATCGGCCCACGCGAGCGGAACCCAGCCGACCATCATGGTGCCGTCGATGTTGCCGTCGGCCAGGAAGCTTGCGAGCACCGTCACGGCGACCGGGATGCCGAGGTCGAGCACGCCATAGGCGAAGTCGTACTCGCCGACGCGTACCGGCCAGCCATTGTTGAGCGAACCCGGCGTCGGCACTCGCTGGCCCGGATAGACGTCGATCGGGATCGTTTCGACCACGCCGGGCGGCGGCAGGAACAGGTCGCCCGCCGAGACATGCCAGATCGAATGGAGGTCGCCCGCCCACGCGGGTTGCTCGCTGAAGCTGATGACGAGGTTGTCGAACCGCTGCTGGATCAGACAGATGGCATCGACGGCGTCGACGCTCTCGATGCCGAGCGCGTTGACCGCTTTGATGAGGTAGGTCCCGGCGCGCAGCGGCGTGTCGAGCGTCACCGTATTCCTGTCGATGCGGGCCGAGATGGTGGTGGCGCTTTCCCACGTCGCCGAGCCATCGGTGAGCGGCGACCACTTGACCCACCAGCAGAGCAGGTTGAGCTCCCCGGTCGGCGGCCAGTTGAGATGAAGCATATTGCCTTGCGGCAGGATGAACAGCGCGGCCGGCGCCGCCGGCGGCCTGGTCAGCCCGATCGTCAGGTAGGACAGCGTCGCGGCCGGCGAGTAGCGCCCGAGGTTGTCGACGCCGGTGACGGCGAAGTTCCAGACGCCATAGGAGGCCGGCGCCATGCGGAAGGAGGTCACGCCGAGGTTGTCGCGGCGATCGTACTCGCCCGCCGGTCCCCATGCCTGCAAGACGTAGGAGCCGATGCGCGGATCGACCGAGGCGGTCCACGACACAAGGATGCCGAATTGCACCGTGCCGGCATTGTCGAGGTAGATGAACTCGGCGGCCGAGACGTTGGTCGGCGGCCACAGCGGCCCCTTGGGGATGGCGCTCGTCGGCCGCGGCGGCAGCAGCACGCCATAGTCGACGTAGGCGTACTTTTCGGGATTGTACTCGCTGGCGAGGATTTGAAAGGCCTCGCTGCCCTGCTCTGAAACGGTGAGCACGCGCCAGGCCGACGGCTCGACGACTGAGGGATCGCTCGCGACCCACACCGATCCGGCGGGATAGGCATAGGGCTTGTTGTCGACGACGAGGAAGTTGGTCGGCGATCCGTAGGTCGGTCCCCAATCGGTGACGTTCGCCTCGATCAAGGGGATGGTGCGATTGGTCGGGTCGATGACGTCGTCGGCGCCCCACGGCGTGATGTAGAGCTTCCAGCCCGCGACGATGGCGTTTTTGTCGTTGGCGTCCAGCTGGACGACCATGCCGCCGGGATCGGCCAGCGTGCGGCCACCGAGGCGCACGCCGGCGCGGCTCGGGTCGTTGATCCAGATGATGTCGCCCGGGCGAACGTCGGCGTTCTCGATCGTCGTCTTGAAGCTGACGAGCTCGGTTTCGTACTGCCCGGTGTAGATGAGCCAGCGGCCAAGCCGCAGCGCCTGCCCGCGATTGGTGCAGGCGAAGGCGGTCTGCTGCGTCTCGCGATAATCCTGCTGGGCGAGCAGCTGCGGGTCGACGGCGAGGTCGACGTTCGGCTGGTACATCTCGTCGGGATTGTTCCAGGTGATTGCCGCGGCATTGAAGCGCGAGCGCACGTCGGTCGAGGCATAGTCGAAGATCCCGCTGACGACGTTGCCGGTGTTGAACAGGCGAGCCGGTGTGCCGGGCCGATCCTGCGCGACCGCGATCATGCCGCCCGAGTAGTAGAGCAGCGAGCGCATCGACGAGGCCACGGCCGACAGGACAGTGTAGGCATCCTGCCGCGTGTTGATGACGACGTTGCAGGTGAAGCGCGGCTGGAAGCCGCCTTCGCCATCGGGCACGACGCCGTCGTTGTATTGAGCGGCCTCGTAGAAGGACCACTTGTCGATCAACGTCGCATCGATGTCGCGGCCGCAGCCATAGCGTTCGTTGACGAGCAGATCGTAGAGCACCCACGCCGGGTTGTTGGTCCACGCCCACTGGAAGGTGCCATCCCAATCGCCGGAGTAGGTCCGGGCGATCGGGTCATAGTTCGACGGCACCTGAATGATGAGGCCATCGAGCAGGTAGGCGCGCTGCGGGATCGACGGCCAGTAGTGGCTGTCGACCTGCCAGCCGACGCACGACGTGTCGGCATAGTTGAGCGTGGTGTCGACGTTCTCGGTGTAGCTGACCCAGCGCAGCGCATCCTGGCGCTTGGCATCGGTGTTGTCGGGCGTCGTGCGGAAAAGCTGGATGTCGATCGAGAGGCCGCCGGTGTCGCCGAACCAGAGGTACGCGCCGCGCTGATAGGGCGCCGTCGTCTGTCCCATGATCGAGACGGCCTGGCCGAGGTTCCAGCCGCCGGAGCCGATGCGGTAGTAGATGTTGTAGGTGACTTGGGTGTCGTTGAGGTTGCCCTGCTGCGTGGTGAAGAACAGCGCATCGACTTGAACGATGATGTTGACCGACGTGGTGCCGGGATTGAGGCGGCGGATCAATGCCTCGCTGTAGAGCATCTGCGTGCCGACCGGGATCGTGTTCGACGCGCTCGGCACACCGGGGATGACCTCCTGGCTCGGCGTTCCGGCGACGAAGTAGAGCACCGGCGCGCGGAAGTTGTACGAGCCGTCGGCGTTCTGGAACGGCGTGCCGTCGAGATAGAGGCTGGCCCAAAAGTTGGTGGCCCGCGTGTGTGGCCCGGCGATTTGGCCTTCGCAGATCGCATCGAGCCCGGTGGCGTAGCTGATGCTGCGCAGGTCGCCGGGCGATTGCGTCGGCTGCAGGCCGTAGGCCGACGGGTCGCCCTTATCACCGCCCTTGCGCGCGACGCGTGTCAGCACGCGCAGCCCGGGCCGCGGATGCTCGAGGATCTCCTCGAGCTCGCTGCTCATGTGTACCACTGAGGAATGTCGCTGACCGAGAGGCCGCCGGACACGACGATCGAGCCGATCATGTGCGTGCCGTAGAGCAGCGGCACCGGGCCGCCGGGCTGCGTGTTGTTGGTCACGCCGTTGAACAGGAACGAGGGCACGTCGTTGGGCGAGGCACGGTCGGTCGCCGGTTGATCCACGCCAGCCGCGATCAACGTCGCGACGCCGCCCAGCACCATCGACGCGCCCATCAGCGCGATGCTGCCGTAGGTGATGCCGCTGCCCGCCACGACTTCCGCGCCGAGGCCTGCCAGCGGCGCGGCGAGCGTGCCGCCCGAGAACACGATGGCTGCGCCGATCAGCACCGCGCCGATGGCGATCTTGCCGATGCCGCGGCCGCCGCCGGCGGCCATGTTGGCAGGCACGATGTGCAGCGGCTGGCGGCCGAGGTTCATGCCGAGCAATTGCGGCTCGACGGCATAGCGCAGGCGCGGCGGCCCGACGATCACGCGCCAGGCGCCGTCGCGGAAGACCTGGCGCAGGGCAGGGCGCAGCGCCATCAGCGCGCGCACGGCCTCGCGCGGCGTCGCGACATCGAGCCGGAAATGCCGGCCGTAGGCGCGGCCCGCAGCGCCATAGAGGAACACGTCGCGCAGCATCAGAGCTCCATCGGCTGGGCGGTGAAGCCTTCACGTCGCAGGGCATGGGTGGCGAAGCGCATCCAGCGATTGCGCGGCGCGAGGGCCGACAGCCGCGACGGGTCGTAGGGCTTGGGGCCGCCGATATGGTGCAGCAGCAGCTGCGGATCGTGGACGAGCGCGCCGTGCATCGGCGTCGCGTTGTTGAACGAGAACAGGATGACGTCGCCGGTGCGCGTGGCCGCATCCCGCTCGATGAGGCCGAAGCCGCACCGCTTGAAGCCGTCGAGGTAGTGGCGCTCGCCCTTGGTCCACCATTCCCAGTCGCGCGGCTGGTCTGGAATGTCGGTGACGCCCTGCAGCTCGTACCAGTCACGCATGATCGAGTAGCAGTCGTGGACGCCATGCCGGAAGGCGCGGCCGATCAACGGCGCTTTTTCGAGCATCGCGCCGAAGCAGAACTCGTCACCCATCGGCCAGGTCATCACCACGAACGGCACGCCGAGTTGTTCCTGATAGCGCATGTCGTCGCCGCTCGGGCAGCCAAGCCCATCGGGGTGCGAATGAAAGAACACATCGGCCTGGGCGACGCGCAACAGCGCCTTGTCGTCGAGCACCACGTCGTGCGTCGGTGTCTCGCTGAGATTGTCGAGCCGCACATACTCGCCTCCTGCCACGACGCCAGCGGCCTCGTGCGGATAGACCTCAGCGGCATGGTCGCGCGCCGCCGCGCGCAGCTCGCTCGTCCACGCGGCCGGGAATTTGGGGCAGGAGATGGCGAGCATCAGCGGATCTTTCCGACACCGGGGAAGAAGCGACCGGGCAATGGCTGGCCGCCGGGAAACCGCAGCTGGCAGCCTATGATGCTGCGCGAGCAGGCATCGTGCGGATAGTCGGCGACGTTGTTGTTGGCGTCCCACGAGCTCGACGCTGTGTAGGGGCAGGTCGCCTTGCTGTAGTCGAAGGCGCTGCCGGTCCAGCGACGATAGGTGTGGCTGCAAAAGTCGCGGGTGATGAGGCGACGCGGCAGCTGCGTGCCCTGCTGGTCGATCTTGGCGGCCAGCTTGAACGTGATGTCGATGGCGGTGTGGCTGGTCTTCTGCGCGACGACGAAACGGTCGTAGGTGATGTAGGCGTTGGCGTCGGGCGTCGCGCCATCGTCGAGGAAGCGGCGCAGCGTGACATAGCGCAAGAGGTAGGCGCCGACCAAGCCGTTGTTGCCATCGACAAGGCTGTTGCCCGCGCCATAGAGGTTGCTGATCTTGATTTGAGGCTGGGGGATCGCGCCGCGCGTGGTGTACTCGAAGCCCGTCGCTTCCATCGGCAACGGAGTGTAGAGCGTCCCGCCCCAGATGATGTCGTGCGTGAAATCGGTCGCGCTGCCGAAGTAGTACCAAGAGCCGCCCAGCGGCGTGCAGTCGAGCCGGTAGAGCGTCACCAGCCCTTCGGTGAACATGCTCATGGCTAGCTCGGCTGCGGGTTGAAGCGTCGATCGAAGATCGCCTGCAGCGTGCCGATGATCGTCGGTCCCTTGATCGGCGATACGAGGACGTTCCGGTCGTTGAAGGTGAAGGTCCAGCTATCGCAGGTGACGAAGATGTCGGTGCCGAGCCAGTTGGCCTGATCGGGTGGGTAGGTCCAGAAGCCCTTAGCCCCGTTGGTCGCGAGGAAGTCCTGCATGTCCTGGCAGTCCTTGCCGGTCGTGAACGGGAAGATCAGCGTGTACTGATAGCCTACCGGATTGAGCCCGCGCGTCGCGCGGTGGACATAGCCATCGCCATAGAGCGCGCTGTCGACGCGCAGCGTCGCCGCTTTGCTCATGCCCGGCTCCGGGCACCACGGCCAGAACGGATCCTGATGGGTCGGCATCAGTGCGCTCCCGCATAGAGCGTCCCGCCGGGCCGCTGCTCGTTCTGAATTTGGTCGACGACAGCCTGGCGCACGCGCCTCGCGAAGTCGGCGGTCTGGCTCGGCGTCGCCGTGCCGCCGCCTTGCGCCATCGACACGTTGACGACGGCCGTCGGCCCCGATCGCGCGGTGAGCGGGCTGATGGTGCCGGCGGTCGATGGCACGAAGCGTTCGGGTCCGCCTTCGCCGACGAGGTAGCCTTGGCCGGGGACGACGGGTCCGCCGCTCTGGCGATTGGTGACGACACCGACGCCGGAGCCTGGGACGATCGATGCGCTATAGCCGCCGGCGGGCGCGGGCATCGGCACGACCGCGCTGCTGCCGGTCGACATGCCGAGCGCCGACAGCATCCAGTTGAAGACCTGCGAGAGCGCGGCCTTCTCCGCCATCGCCGCGAGCATGTTGGCGAAGTCGAGGGCTATCTGGCCGAAGGTCTTGTGCGACTGCCCTTCGAGCGCCTGCAGGCCTTCGGTCGTCGCGCTGATGAAGGCGTTGAAGGTCTGCTGTCCCATCGAGTAAGCGTCGTTGCTTTTTTCGAGCGCCTTGCGCGCGTCCTCGATGCCCTGCTGGAAAGCGGCGTAGCCACCCTGCGCGCGCACGAACTCGGAGTGTGTCTTGTCGGCTTGCTCGGCCAGGTCCTTGAGCGCCTTGCGGTAGGCGTCGGTCTGCAGGTAGCCGGTGGCAAGTTGCTTCTGCAGATCGCCGATGCCCTTGATGAGCTCGCGCTGGCCGTCGCCGTATTTTTGGTTGGTCTTGTCGGCGTCCTGCATCGCCTTATCGAATTGCGTGGCCTTCTGCTGGGCGTCGACCATCGCCGTCGCGGTCGCGCGGATCTCGCCCTCGCGACCAGCCGCGCCTTTCTCTTTCGACAGGCCGGCGACTAGATCGTCGATCTTTTTCTGGCGCTCGTAGGCCAGCTGCACGGCATCGGCCGTCTGCTGGGTGTTGCCCTTGAGCATCGCCATGTGCTCGTTCGCGGCAGCGGTGAGGTCGCGCCACTTTTTCAGTTCTTCGCTGACGCGCTCGGCTTGGTTCGCTGCCTCGGTGGTCGGCGGGTTGGCCGTGCCGGTCGTGGTGATCGGCGGCAACGTCGGCAGGCCGATCTGCTCGGCGCGCGTGCGCGACTGGCCCATTATCATCTGCTGGGTCGCGCGCGCGTCGGCCAGCTGCTTGTTCAGCTGGCCGACGCGGTCAGTCCAGAATTGCACCGTCGGCAGGTTGTTCTTTTGCGCCGTATCGAGTTGCCGTTGCGCAGCCGCCAGCCCGTCAATCGCCTGCTGGGCGTCCTTGGTCGCCCTGACGTACTCGGCGCTGTCGTAGGGCGCTCGAGCGCCAGCAATTGCGCCGCCGATGATGCGATTGACCGTCAGCCAGTCGCCGGTCATGACCGCGGCGACCAGCTCGATCTTGCTGATGTCGAGCGCGTCCATCGCGTGCTGCACGCGCTGGATGGTCGCCGCCAGCGCATCGAAGATGTCAGTCTTGACCGGCAGATAGATCGTCGCGACGAGGCGCGCCAGGTTCTTCTCCGCAAGCTCCGAGCGCTTGGTCAGTTCGTCGGCCTTTTTGATGAGTTCGGCGTCGATCGTGTAGCCCGCCGCCTTGGCCTCGCTGTCGAGCTCGCCCAGTCCCTTCGCGAGTTGCGTCAGCATCACGTTGACTTCTTGCCCGGCGCGACCGAACAGCACGACCTCGTCGCGCGCCCGCTGGGCGCCTTCGGGCAACTTGAGCAGCTTCTGCGCGACCTCGGTCAGCAGATCCGATTGCGGCCGCAGCTTGCCGTTGCTGTCGAGGATCATGACGCCGAGTTGGTTCAGCACGTCGAGTTGCTGCTTGCTGCCCTGCTGGGCTTGGCCGATCGCGACGTTGAAGCGCTGGATCGACGTGACGATGGCATCGGTCTTCTGGCCGGCTTCGACGGCCGCATACTGGTAAGCCTGCAGCGCGTCGGTGGTCAGGCCATAGCTCCCGGCCATCGTCGAGATGTCGCTGGCGAGCTTCTGCACGCCCTCGGCGTAGGCGTAGAGGCGTTCGACGGCTTGCTCGATCGCGAGCGCCTTGAACACCGTCTGGACCTGACTGACGAAGCCCTGGACCTTGTCGCCGGTGGCCTTCGACTGGTTGCCGAACTGGTCGAGCTTGTCGATGGCCTTGTCCATGCCCTCCGAGAACTCGGCGAAGTCGGCGGCCAGCTTGATGAGGATGTCGCCCGCAACGGCCATTGGTCAGTCTCCCCGGATCGCCGATTTGAAGCGTTCGGCCTCACTCATGCGCGGTGCATCCTGGTGCTCGTCAGCCTGCGGCCGCAGCAGCACCATGAAGTCGGTGGGCTGGGCGGGCGGCGAGTTGGCATCGCGCACGGCGTTGGCGATCATCGAACAGATCATCGCGACGTGGATGTCGGCCAGCGTGTCGGGCAGCGGGTGCGCGCGTGCGAAGCGATGCCAGTCGCGCAGCTCGCGGTGCGTCATCTCGGTTTCGAGTTGGCCCACGGTCTTGCCGAGCGCCAGAGCGAGCCGATGCAGGAAGACTTGCTCTGGCGCTAGGGCGGGGGGCTTTCGTCTGTCTCGCCCTCCATGCCGTTGACCGTCACGCACTCAGCAGCGAGGCGCATGAGGCGCTGCTGCAGCCGGAACGGCTGCGCCAGGACCTCGTCGACGCTGCTGAAGACCGGCTCGTCGGTGTCGGCATAGCGCAGCGCCAGCATGAGCAGC